ACGGTTCGCTTGTTACCTCCTCGCTGGTACGCGAGACGACTGAAGAGGTGTCTCAGAACTACGGCTACAAGTTTGGGCAAGAGGAGGAGACATACAACATTGTAGCTGCTCATGGTTATTTTGGACGCTTGATCTTCCAATATGCATCTTTCAATAATAGCCGTAGCCTTCATTTCTTCCTTGCTGCTTGGCCTGTTGTTGGTATCTGGTTTGCTGCTCTGGGCGTTTCGACCATGGCTTTCAATCTTAATGGTTTCAACTTTAACCAATCTCTTACCGACAATCAGAACAATGTTATCCCTACCTGGGCCGACATCTTGAATCGTGCAGGGCTTGGCTTTGAAGTGATGCACGAACGTAATGCTCACAACTTTCCACTTGATTTAGCTACACACAAAACACCTATCATTGGTTAATTATGACCTATTCCGGCGCCACTACATTCAATGTCCCGAACAACCGACATGCGGAGCATGTTGAACCACTTGGTATTCCTACCGTAGCTCGACAGCTTACTGCTACTGCAACTTCTGCTAATACAGCATTGACTGCAAACATCTCCCGTATCAGCATCCGTGCTAGGGGCTGTGATATTCGATATGTAGTTGGCGTCGGTACTCAAACTGCTAATGCCTCTACTAGCCACTTCATTGCTAATGGTGAGCGGCTTGATCTGGCTGTACCGTTTGGTGCAAACATTGCTGTGATCCGTGAAAGTGCAGCCACTGTTAATGGTTCACTTGCCGTTACTGAGCTTGCCTAATCATGAGACTGCTTGGCACCAAGCTGGCGGCAAACTCTTCGCATCGTGGGTTTGGTGACCAGCTTTATGATCTATCGGGTGTACGTCCGTCACTCGATCTTAACTTCTCTGCTAACAAGAGTCTTATTGATTCCGCAAGTGGTCAGAACCTCGTCACGTTCACCCGCGCCAGCAGCGGCACCTACGTGGGCAGCGACGGGCTGATCAAGACGGCGACGACGGATGCCCCCCGCTTCGACCACAACCCCACGACCGGCGAGAGCCTGGGACTGCTGGTGGAGGAGCAGAGGACAAATCTGGCGCTAAATACTGTTTTGGCGGGAGGCACTACTCCGACAAGCTGGACATTAGCTGGAACAGGTGATGTACCCACAATTGTTTTATCAACTTTTGGAAATGCAGATGGTGCAGTTGCGCTATCTTTTACCTCTACTGCTTCTAGAGGGTATTTAACGCAAACTGTAGCCCTACTTGCCAATACTACTTACGCTTTTAGCGTTTTAGTGGACGATACAAGCGGCTATGCAAGTGGTCAATCAAATATCATTTCGTTGAACAACGGTCCCGCTGGATCAACAATTACTGCAGCAACCGGAAGCCCGACATCCAAACAGCGCATCAGCACAACTATTGCTGTTGGCGCTACGGCGGGCAATGTTCAATTACGCATCGGACTTGGTGTAGGCTCTAATGCAACTGGAACACTTATCTTGTCGCGTCCTCAACTAGAAGCCGGCGCCTTCCCCACCAGCTACATCCCCACCACCACAGCAACAGTCACTCGCAGTGCAGACGTGGCCAGCATCACGGGCGCTAGCTTTAGCTCCTGGTATCGGCAGGATGAGGGGACGGTGTTTGCGGAAGCCCCTGGTATTTATTCCACTGGTTCAGTCGTCACCTTTTCCGACGGAAGCAATAGCAACCGTATTCTTCTTGACCACGGCACAAATACGCGTCGGACTAGATTTATCAGTGGAGGGAGTGAGCAGGCTGCTTTTTCACCTAGTTATACATACGGAACGCAGCTAAAGACTAGCTTTTCGTACGCTTCTAATTATTTCTCAATGGCAAACGCAGGCGTATTGGCTAGCGGTGCTCCTGATACAACTGGCCTGCTTCCTGTTGGTATTGACCGGATTTTTATCGGCTCTAATTCCACGGGGGCTGGCACATATTCCAATACATCAATACGTCGCCTCACCTACTGGCCCACCCGCCTCAGCGATACCTCTCTCCAGCAGGTCACCCAATAATGACGCACTACATCCGTTTCCCCGATGCTGTAACCGGCATGAAAGCCTTGGATGATGCAGGGCTGTTGGATGAGGACCTAAACCCCATCACTGCTAGCCACGCCCACGCGATTGATGTAGTCGGAGTGATCCCCGATCTACTTGGGTGGCACGTCAACTACATTGGCGAGCTGCCTGATGGGTGGGAGGAGTTTGTGGTAAACCCTGATCAACCTGTACGAGTTTTTCTTTAATTGGACTGGAGGCACCTCAGAGTAGGACCTCCTTTTCTTTGACTGAGGCCGGTTACGACCGACACCCTTAGTCATGACAGTCGGAGAGACGACAGTGCGTGCTAACGCACACCAACAAAAATGACAACAAAAATTCTAAGCGCTTAGAGAGACTACGCAAACAACTCTCTCTCTTAACTATTGTGGCTAACAGCATTGTAACTTCTGTCGGTACTATTAACAATACGTCCGGCACTCCCCTTGCCCTTGGTACTGCCTATGATACCAAGTACGCAACTTATCTTAAACTGTTCTCTGGCGAGATGTTCAAAGCCTATGAAGGGGCTACGATCGCCAAAGGTACTGTGCAAAGCCGTACCCTGAAGAACGGCAAAGCTATGCAGTTCATCTTCACGGGACGCATGGAGGCGGCTTATCATGAGCCCGGTACTCCTATCCTCGGAAGTGGTGATCCTCCGGTGGCCGAGAAGACCATCGTGTGTGATGACCTTCTCATCTCCAGTGCATTCGTGTACGACCTGGATGAGACTCTGGCTCACTACAGCCTCCGTTCGGAGATCGCCAAGAAGATTGGTTATGCTCTGGCCGAAGCTTACGACAAGAAGATCTTCCGTCAGATCGCTAAGGCTGCTCGTGAAGCTCACCCCATCACTGCCGCTCCTGGCCCTGAGCCCGGCGGTAGCGTGATTCAACTGGGTGCTAACAAAGAGTATGACGCTCAAGCCCTGGTTGATGCTTTCTTCGAAGCTGCTTCTATTCTCGATGAGAAGAACCTGCCCAAGCAAGGCCGCACTGCTGTGCTGTCCCCGCGTCAATACTACGCTCTCATCTCTCAAGTTGATAGCAACATCCTGAACCGTGACTACGGCAACAACTCTGGTAACCTGACCAGTGGTGAAGGCCTGTATGAGATCGCTGGTATTCAGATCAAGCGTTCCAACAACCTGCCCTTCCTGGCTGGTAACATCGCCGCTGTGAACGGTGAGAACAACAACTACTCCGGTAACTTCAGCACCCACTGTGGTCTGATCTACTACAAGGATGCTGCTGGTGTCGTGGAAGCTATCGCTCCTTCCGTGCAGACCACCTCTGGTGATGTCTCCGTGATGTATCAAGGTGACCTGATCGTGGGTCGTCTGGCTATGGGCTGCGGTACTCTGAACCCCGCTGCTGCTATTGAGCTGCAGTCGGCTCGCTCCTGATAAAGGGAGAGAGTAAATGGGATTCGCAGTTGTTGATGGTGTAGGCGTCACTACAAGTGAAACTGCCTACATGCGTCCCCCTATTGAGCCTGGTCGTGAAGGTGGTACCGTTGTTACGGTAACCCGCCTTTCTAATGGTACTGGTCAAGTGGCTGGTACCAAGGCCACCACTGATGACAACATTAACGGGACTGGCTGTACTCTTACTACTACCGTCACTGATGGTGCAGTAACTGGTCAGACCGTTGCTGCTGGTGGTGATGGCTATCGCGTTGGTGATGTGCTGTCAGTTGCTGGCACCACTAGTGCAACCTTCCGTGTTGACACTGTTTCTTATACCAACTGAGGTAACACCTAATGGCTAATCTTTCTACTGCTGCTGGTGGTAACGGTGTGGCTGGCAACGTAAACTTTGCTACCCGCACTGTCACTGGTGCTTATGCTTCTACTTACGCTGATAACGGTAACCTGGCTGTCTCTGACAACCACGCTGTTCGTCGTTCTGTGTCTCGTACACATGGCGGTGCTACCGCTTCTGGCGTATTCTCGGAGACCCAGTGTCTTCGTACCTCTTACGTTGGTGTTGAGGCCGATTCTCCGGCACTTGACGCTAGCCGTACTGCTGCTTAATTAGTTCTACATGGGGATCCTTCGGGGTCCCTTTTTTTTAATTCTCTTATAACGTCATTGTTATGCCGTATACCAATAACGCTCAGGCTGAGCTACAAGCTGTTAATGAAATTCTGGCGTCTATTGGTCAGGCGCCTGTTACCACCATCGAGGCACAGACCATCACGTATGAGGATGGATCTACTGTCGAAGCTGTAATCAACCCGGAAGTTGCAATTGCATATGAGACCCTAATGCAAGTCTCACGGGAGGTACAGGCAGAGGGATGGACGTTTAACCGAGAGGTTAACTATCCATTTACTCCTGATACTAATGGCTATCTATCCATGACGGGTAGTATGCTACAAATTGATCTTAGTGATACTGTTGCTAATAACGACTACGACACTGTTATTAGGAACGGTAGGCTGTATGATAAGATTGGACACACTGATATTTGGGATACTACTAAGACATACGATGTAGATGTAGTTTGGTACTACGACTTCGTTGATGTACCTCAAGTATTCCGTGACTACATCACCTCACGAGCTGCCACACGTTGTGCTATTCGTCTTGTTGGTGATGTAAACTTGACTCAAGCTCTTGCTTCATTTGAGACATGGCGTCGTGCTAACTGTCTTGAGTATGAATGCAATGAGGGTGACTACACCATGTTTGGCTTCAAACAAGGTGACGGCTTCTACAATAGCTACAAACCATTTAAGGCACTTGCACGATGACAGCAATCTCTCAACGTATACCTAACTACATTGGAGGTGTATCACAACAAGCTGATGAGAAGATGCTGTTGGGTCAAGTCAAAGATGCACTGAACTGCTATCCAGATATTACCCTTGGTATGCTAAAGCGACCTGGTGGTAAGTTCCTGGGTAGGTTGGCTAGCTTGACTGCTAACACAGCTGATTCAGCTGCATGGTTTAGTATGTTCAGGGATAACCAAGAGAAGTACATTGCTACTGTGTCTTCTGCTGGTGTCATTAAGGTGTGGAACCTATTGACTGGATTAGCTGGTACTGTGTCTTACCCAGCTGGTAAGCAAGCAGCTGTTGAGAGTTACCTGACTGCTACTGATTACCGCAGCATTAAGACACTTACCATTAACGACTTCACGTATGTTGTCAATACTGAGAAAACAGTAACTGCTAAGGCAGCACCTACGTGGAATGCCAAGCGTCAAGCTACCATTGTTGTCTTTGGTGTGGAGCACCATACGACATACACTGTCAATATCAACGGTACTAGTTTCTCGTACACCACTCCCGGACCTGGAGGTGGTGGAGGTGGAGGTGGCACGTTAACAATTGGTGGCGTCATGTCTGGCATCTATACTGCCATTACCAGTGGATTTGCTACCAAGACCATCATAGACAATACCATCTACCTGACCTTTAGTACTGACACTAACGTATCTGGTTTTGCTGGTATCACGGGTAAGGATCTACGTGTCTTCCAAGACTCTGTAGATACGTTCTCCCGACTACCTGAGCAAGCTAAGCATCATCAGATCGTTAAAATCAACAATACCAATGCTAGTCAAGATGACTTCTACCTAAGGTTTGTCGCTGATAACGGCACAAGTGGTAAGGGGTTCTGGGAGGAGACCATTGCTCCCAATGTTAGTACTGGTATCAATGAGGCTACCATGCCCATTGCATTGATCCGTACAAGCACTAGTCCACTTGCATTCACTGCTACATTCCTGGATGGTTCCGTTACTGTCAATAGCCTTCCTCTATTGTGGGAACCACGGCTTGTTGGTGACAATGACTCCAACAGTCACCCCACCTTTGTCGATAACACCATTCAGGATGTCTTCCTGTTTAACAATAGGCTTGGCTTCCTGACTGAAGATAACGTCTCCATGTCTCAGGCTGGTGACTACTATAACTTCTACCACAAGTCAGCTACAACACTGACTGCTGCTGACCCTATTGACCTTAGTTGTGCTAGTGTTAAACCTGCTATCATTCGTTCAGTGGTACCCATTACACAGGGTCTACTGCTGTTCAGTGAGAGCCAACAGTTCCTGATGGAAGCAGAGAATGGTGCATGGACACCTGCCAACTGTAGCATCAGAACACTTGCTAACTACGAGTGTGATCGTTACTTAAAGCCTGTTGACCTCGGCTCTACTGTTCTCTATGTAAGTAGGAACCAGAGCTGGTCTAGGGCATTTGAGATCTTCACTCGTGGTCAACGTGAATCCCCCACGGTTACAGAGACCACTAAGATCGTACCTGAATGGATGCCACAAGGTATTACAGATACCGTAGGAAGCGCTCAGAATGGCCTGTGGGTGGCCTCTAGTAGGACAACCAAGTACTTGTACCTCCATCGGTACTACGAGCAGGGGGAGGAGCGTGCTCTGGCCTCCTGGGTACGTTGGCTGCTACCCTCCAATGTGATCCACACAGCTATCCAGAGTGATGTCCTGTATATCCTGA